CTTAATAGCCCTTACTGGGACACCCCATGCCAGGACGAGGACTCGTCCCTGTTGCTCGAGGGCGTCTCGTGAGGAGCTCGTGCGAGGACTGCGGGAAGCCGGTCACCCGTCGCTACTTCGTGTGCCCTAGCTGCTCGCTCACTCGAACGGCCTATCGGGACGTGTTGGGCTTCGACGTAGCCGCGTCGTGGGAGGACATCGCGCAGGAGCTGGGCGTTACTCGGCAGCGGGTCCAGCAGATCTACGAGTCGATCCTGCGGAAGCTGCGGAAGCGGCACGGGGCAGAGCTGCGAAGTGTGCTCGAAGCCATGCGGGGGGACTCGTGAGTAAGCCCTGTACGGTTTGCCATCATCCGAAGAGGGCGAGCGTCGAACTGATGCTGGCGACCGAATCAATGACGACGAGACAGATCTCGCAGGAGCACGGGCTCAGCCTCGGGGCATTGGCGCGCCACAAGCGGAACCACATGGGCGCTGTGTTCGGCGTCATTCGTGAGGAGCACGTCGAGCAGCAGCGGGCCATCGAGCGTGGCCGAGTGGGTGAAGTCGCACTGACCATTCGCGAGCGTCTCGAGCTGGCAGCCAAGCGCACCGAGGAGACCGAGAAGCTCGCCCACGAGGTGGTGAAGGAAGCTCGCGAGAAGGGTGAGCATGTTGCCGCGGCAATGGCTGTCCGTGGGCTCGTGGCAGCCAACGGCGAGTTCAGGCAGACGCTGAACGTCATCGGCAAGGTGACCGGGGAGATTCCAACCGGAGCGAAGGTCACGTTCACCATCGACCTGGGAGGGGCCAAGATCGACGCCTCGGCGGATGAGATGCGGCAGATCGTCGGGCAGTGCCAGACGTTCTTCGAACGCAGGCACCCCGAGCTCCTCGAAGAGTTCCGCGAGTTCGTTCGAGGTTCCGTCCAGTGAGCGTTGCTGCGCGCTGGGCTGAGTCTCTCGGGCGTCGCGAGAACATCCCCGAGAGGTTCTCGGAGTTCCTCGCGTGGGTTGGGCTGGTCCCTTCGCCGGTCATTGCAGCGATCGCTGACGCCTCGCAGGGCATCCGCCCCACGCTCGACGGCGATCTGGCCCAAGCGGTCTTTGGGTGCAGCATCGCCGAGCTGCCGCTCGCCCTGCGCCGCGTCATCGTGGCTCGTGCTGGTGGACGCGGGGGAAAGACGTCCAGACTCCTCGCCCCGAAGGCTGTGCATGCGGCGATGACAGTCCCCCTGCCGACACTTGCCCCCGAGGAGCATGCGGTGGCCCTCATCGTGGCGCCCCGTGCGCTCGAGGCCAAGCAGGCGCTTTCGTTCTGTCGTGGTGTCATCGCGAGCAAGCCGGAGCTGCGCAACCGCGTGGTGAACATCGTGGTGCAGCGAGGGGCGGAACGCCTCGGAACGACCGACTGCATCACCCTGCGCAGGTACGACGGGAAGCTCGTCGACATCCGGATCGGCGTGGCGTCGAGCGGCGGGCTTAGTGCTCGCGCCAAGACGCTGGTCTTTTGCGGAATGGACGAGGCTGCGTTCTTCCGGGCTGAGGGAGCGCACACCGACAAGGACCTCTACCAGGCGGCGATTCAGCGCGTGGTTCCTGGCGGTCAGGTGTGGATGGTTTCCACGCCGTGGATCGAGGGCTTCGGCGTCATGGAGGAGCTCTACGGCGAGGACTGGGGCAGGCACGAGCAGACGCTGTGCGCCACGGGAACCACGCGCATGCTCAACCCCACGTGGGATCCGGACCACACGATCGAGGCCCACCTGCGCAGGACGGACCCCGACAACGCATCGCGCGAGATCGATGCCGTGCCGCTGCCGGCTGGCTCGAAGCTCTTCTTCCCGCCGGAACTCATCGCCCGCGCGGTGAACGACAACCGCCCCCTGATTCTCGAGCCGGACCTTCGGTTCTCTCACTTTGCTGGAATGGATCTCGGATTCAGGAAGAACAGCTCGGCGCTTGTCATCGTGCGCGACGAGGGGCCCAAGTTGCGGTTGGCCTACATGGAGGAAGTGAAGATGGTCCGAGGGCAGCGACCGCCGCCCAGCGTCATCTGCAAGGGCTTCGCTACCGCGTGCGGTCGCTACTCGGTGTGGAGCGCGCAAGGCGACCTTCACTACTCGGAGACAGCGCGCGAGCACTTTGGAGAAACGCCCGTGCCCGATCCGGCATGGCGTGGCATGAACGCCTCCATGCGGACGGTCGCCTACGAGGAGTTCATCCCCACCGCAGAGTCCGTCTCGAAGGCCTTCGGCCGAGGGCGCGATCTGATGGGGGAGGGACGTCTCGAGCTGCCGAACCATGCAGGCCTGCTCTCGGAGATGCGCCGCACGACGGCACGCCCGACGCCCGGCGGTGGAATCAAGGTCGAGCTTCCGCGCATCGGGAACAGCCACGGCGATCTATCGATGGCGACCTTTATCGCGGTCGGTCAGCATCGCGACAACGCCTACGACCGACTGCTCGATCAGATGACCCAGCCCACCAAAGCGGCAATCGAGCCGCAGCACCGCAGCATGTTTCAAATGCCGAAAGCAGGATGACCGATGGCTTACACCGCAGCTGACCGAAAGAACCTACTCGACCGAGCGACCGATGCGCTGGCTACGCGCTTTGACGGTTGGGTCAATTCCGTGACCGGCTTTGGCACGCTCGAAGACAAGACCTCGCAGGGCTACTTCGAGCCGACCGTGAGTCTCGACCCTCTGCAGTGGATCAACATCTACGAGGGCGACAAGATGGCCGCGCGCATCGTGGATCTGATCCCCGAGGAGATGCTGCGCCAAGGCTTCAATCTAGTCCGCAAGGGAGCCAACGAGACCGACGAGAAAGACGTCTCGGCTTCCGAGGCGATGACCGCAGCGTTCGAGGCGCTGAAGGTCGGGGCAGCGCTCGAGGAAGCCATCGCGTGGGGACGGTGCACTGGCGGAGCGCTGGTATTCATCGGCTGCGATGATGGGCGCGACGCTTCGCTTCCCCTCGACGTGAAGGCCGTCAAGCGCGTCGCCTTCCTGAAGGTCTACGACCGCAGCCGGATTCAGGTCGCCCAGCGGATCACCAAGAAGGACGAGCGCTACGGTGAGCCCGAGATCTACCGCCTGACCGACGTCTCGGGCATGGGAGGTGGCGCCCTCGTGCACGCCTCGCGATGCCTGCGCTTTGGTGGGGCACGTACAAGCGATCAGCGAAAGACCGAGCTGGACGGCTGGGATCTGAGCGTACTGCACGCGGTGCACGACGGAATCAGGAAGTTCCACGAGGACCACAAGACGGCGAGCCTTCTGATGGTCGACGCCTCGCAAGGCGTTTGGAAGATGGCCGGCATCGTGGCCAACATCGCCGCGGGCCGCTGGGACAAGGTCGCAACGCGCATCGCCCACGCGGAGAGGATGCGCTCAGCCGCTCGAGCGGTTGTGCTCGACCCTGAGCACGGCGAGGACTTCACGAAGGTTCAGAATGCGTTCGCTGGGATCGCTGACATGATCGACCGCTCGGGGAACTACCTCTCGGCGCTGACCGGGATCCCCGTGACGCTGCTCATCGGCACGAGTCCTGCGGGTCTGAACGCAACTGGCGCGAGTGACATCCGGATGTTCTACGATCGAGTGAAGACGACGCAGCGAGCCGTCCTTGTGCCGCCGATCATGCGCCTGATCGAGGTGATCACCCGAGGCGAGCAGCAGGGCTGGTCGGTCGAGTTCCCCCCGCTTTGGCAGGAAGCCCCCAGCGAGAAGGCATCGCGGGAGAAGATCGAAGCGGAGACCGCGCAGGTCTACATCACCAACGAGGTCGTTACCCCCGAGGAGGTTGCGCTCTCGCCGCGGCTGGCAGAGCTGTACCCGGCGCTCGATCGCGAGCTTCGTCGAACGCTGCAAGACCGAGAGACGGAGCGAGCGCTTGAGGAACCAGCAGCCGAGCCTGCTGCTCCTGCGCCGGCTGCGCCGGTGCCCGCGTGAGACGCTCACGAGTTCCGCGGCCGAAGCTCCCCATGGGAGCGATGCAGACCTACCGCAGCGCGTTGCGGCGTGCCCTTGTGGCGCAGCAGGCGCGATTGTGGGCCGTCATCGAGAGGCGCATGGAGGGCAGGCTGCGAACGGACGCAGCGGCCGACGGAAGCGCGCTGCGCGAGGAGACGATCCAATTTTCGGTCGGTGTGCTCGACACAGTTGGAAGGCGCGTCGCCAAGAAAGTGGCCGACGAGACCAAGCGGATCGTCGGCATCGCTCGAGTCACCAGCGGAGCCGACGGGGCCATGGTCGACGCGTTCCGCCGGCGGAACCTGGGGCTCATCAAGTCGCTCGAGAGTGAGCAGGTCGCCGAGCTCGAGGGCATCCTCGACGAGGCCACCACCGGGGGCTGGCACATTCGCGAGTTGCGCAACCTGGTCGAGGAGCGCTTCAAGGTGGCTCGCAGCAAGGCGGATCTCATCGCAAGGGACCAGACGCTGAAGCTGAACGCGCAGTTGGCGCAGCATCGCCAGACGTCGGCGGGGATCCGCAGCTACATCTGGTCGACCTCGAACGATGAGCGCGTCCGCGAGGAGCACGCAGCCCTCGACGGCGAAACCATCCGTTGGGATAGCCCCCCGGCCAGCGGGCCGAACGGCGAGAACTGGCACCCGGGCGAGGGGTATCAATGCAGGTGCGTGCCGCTCGCGGTCGTGCCGTGGCTTTCGGAGGGAGAGGGCGATGACGATCAAGCTGAATGACGACGACAAGGCACTGATTCGGCTGGCGCTTGACGCAGCTGGCGGCAGTCAACGAAAGGTAAGCGAGCTGCTCGGGGTGCATCCCAACACGCTGGCTCGAGGGCTCGCCGACTTCCCGATGCAGACCATCACCGTGATCTACCTGCGCTCGACGTTGCCGCGGGTTCTCGTGCAGCTCGGCAGCACGGCCGTGATGAAGACGGGCTGAGCAACGTTGCGCGTTGCCGCTCGCTTCGGCGGGCGGTTCTCGTTGGCTGCGTAGCTTGGGCCGCTGCTATCGCTTGAAGGGTGAAGGTCACGCGCAGCGATTACGGCGCTATCAAGCGCTTCGAGAGGACGCCCCAAGGTGGGCTGCGTCTCGACGCGTTTCCGACGCGCGCGGGCGTGCTGACCTACCTCGACCGGCAAGGCAACCAGCGCAAAGAGCTGCGTCACCCGGATGACGTGTTCGAGCCTGCATCGCTCGAGTCGCTCAAGCATGCGCCGCTGACGGACCTTCATCCGCCAAGCCGCGTCGACTCGAAGAACTACGCGATGTTGACCAAGGGCCACGTCGCCGAAGACGTGCGGCGCTCCGAGGACGAGGCGCACAAGGACCACGTCGAGTCCACGATCCTCGTGCAGGACGCTGACCTTGTGCACGCGATCGATCGCGGGCTGCGCAAGGAACTGTCCTCTGGATACGAGTGCGATCTCGAAGAGGTCGCCGGTGTCTACGAGGGCGAGCGGTACGACGCTCGGCAGAGGAACATTCGTTACAACCACGTCGCGGCAGGGCCTGAGGGCTGGGGACGCGCAGGCCCAACGGCATCATTTCGGCTCGACGGGATCGAGCCTCAGGAGCAACAGATCATGAAGACGGTACGCATCGACGGCAAAGACTACGTGGTGGGCTCGGACGAGCATCTCTCGAAGCTCGAGGCGGACAGCGCCGCGGCCGTCAAGGCTGAGCGCGAGCGCGCTGACGGTCTTGCTGCCGAGCTGAAGGCCACGAAAGAGCGCGCAGACTCGCTCGAGAAGTCCGTGCCGCAACTGGTCGAGCAACGCGTCTCGCTGGTCGCTGACGCCGTTCGGATCTGCGGTCGCACCTACAAGGCCGACGGCAAGGACGACCAAGCCGTTCGCCGGGACATCGTCGCCAAGCTCGTCGAGCAGAAGCGTGTCGACTCCAAGGCCCTCGTGAAGTTCGACGGCTTGGCCAAGACGCCCGATGCATCGGCCGTGTTCTTCGACGCGCTGAAAACCGCCTACGACGCGATGGCCACCATCGGCAAGGCGCCCGAAGGCGAGGGCGAAGAGGAAGAGTCCATGGTCGAAGGCGAGGACGAGGAAGAAGAGAACCTCGACTCGGAAGAGGCCACGCCCAAGGCAGCCAAGCAGGACAGCTTCACCGCGCGAGCTCGCACCGAGACGCCACGAACCAGCGGACGAGACGTGCGTGTCGACGCCGCCTCGGCTCGCGTCGGGATGATGAAGCGCTTCGGGCGCTGAGTCTCTCAACCACCCATCACCCACCACCAGAAGACTTTCGGAGACTCTAAACCATGGCATTCTTCCAGACTTCAGTAGCGAACGCCCCTGCCATTGCGCTTGCGGGCGAACTCGCCGACAACGGCTACAGTGACAAGGTCTCGCGTTCGGTCGCTGTGGCTTGCGAGGCGGGCCTCTTCCTCGTCGGCGACGAGAAGACCTGCGAGCCCCCGGATTCGGCTGCCGACGTGCGAGACATCGCACTCGGTCTCGCCCTGCGCGTGACCAGCAAGGTCGCAGCGACCCCACACTTCGCCGTCGACGACACGATCAGCCTTCTGCGCACGGGTCGCGGCTGGGTGACCCTGCTCTCGGGCGCTGCTCCGCAGCATGGCGATCCGATCTACGTGTACCGCGGTGTGACTGCAGCAGACCGCGGCAAGGCGACGCAGAACAGCGCCGCTGGCAGCGTCACTCGCTTGGCTGGCGCACGCTTCACCGGCCTGACCGCGAGCGGTATCGCCGAGGTTCAGCTCGACGGTGTTGGTGACCGCGTCGAGGCAGCAACCGAGCAGGGTGTCATCCCCATCAGCCTCTTCGACTGGCGCGAGGTCGACGCCAACACGGACGTCGGGAACATCGTCGCAAACGGTGGCATCCTCGCCTCCGACACCACGCCCATCCTGCGAGGCAACGTCGCCGAGACGCTCGAGATCAGCTGGGCCGCGGCTAACGTTGACCCCATCGCCGTGCATCTCCCGCTGCCCTTGGACTTCGACGGGTCGGCTGATGTGACCGTGCAACTCTGGGTCAACAGCGGCGCAACCAACGCCGCGACGATGACCGTCGAGACGGGCTGGGACGGCGGCGCTCTGGTGTCCGACTCCGCCTCGGACGTCGGGACCAACTCGGCCACCACGCACATGATTACGGCGACCATCGCGGCCGCTGACATCCCGGACGCTGCGTCCTTCGCAACGCTCATCCTCACCCCGCCGACGCACGCGACCGACGCGATTCAGCTTCTGTCCGCTCGGCTCATCTACCAGCGCGCCTGACCTCTAGTCGCCTCGCACGCTAACCCCACCGAGACCTCGGAGCACCTATGAGATTCCCCGCCCACCTTGCAAACATCCGCGTCGACTCCACTGAGCTTGGACGCCTGGCCGGCCTGCTGAACTCGGCTGGCATCCGCACCTCCGACGGTCGACCGTTCCGCGCTGACGCGGGCGAGACGGCCTTCATTGGTCGCCAGCTCGAGTACATGCGCAAGCGCACGTACGACGTCGTGTACGCCGAGAGCAAGGCGCTCAAGTTCCTGCCCATGGCGAACGACATCCCCGACGGCGCGCGCACCTTCAACGCGCAGCAGTGGGACATGACGGGCATGGCGAAGATCATCAGCAACTTCGCTGACGACCTTCCCCGCGTCTCCTTGCTCGCAGCTGAGCGACCGATGCCGGTCAAGACGGTGGGCAACGCCTACGACTACTCGATCGAGGACGTGAAGGCCTCGCAGTTCTCGGGCGTTCCGCTCCCCGCCAAGAAGGCGGACGCAGCACGCATCGTCCACGAGCGAACCCTCGACGAGATCTTCGCCTTCGGCAATGCCGAGGCTGGTCTCGAGGGCATGCTCAACAACACGAACGTCCCGCTGGTTTCAATCACGAATGGCGACTGGGACAACCCCGCGACCACGTCCGACCAGATCCTCTCCGACCTCTACGAGTTCGAGTACGCCGTGTTCAACACCTCGAAGGAGCTGTTCCCACCGGACACGCTTCTATTGGCAACGAACTGCTTCAAGATCCTGGCGACGCGCCACTACTCGAGCACCATTCCCGAGACGATCCTGAGCGTCTTCAAGCGCAACGCTTCGTTCATCAAGACCATCGACCAGTGGTCCAAGCTCGACCTGGCCGATGCTCAGGGCGATGGCCCCCGCATGATGGCCTACAAGAAGGACCCGATGGTCATCGAGGCAGTGATGCCGCGACCGTTCACCCAGGAGCCGCCCCAGGCGCGGAACCTGAGCTTCGTCACCAACTGCCACAGCACCGTCGGCGGTGTGATTGTGAACTACCCGATCGGCACCGCGTACGCCGACACGATGCTCGACACCTGAGAGCAGACACACGAGCTCGCTCCGACTCTCGCGGCAAACCGCGGGACCGGAGCTTGAGCGCGTGAGGGTATATGCAGATCACAGTCAACCAGCCGCGTCCCATCATCATCGGCCCGTGCGTCCTTCTCCCTGGTCCGAACAACGTGACCAAGGAACTGGCAGCGGCCATCGATGCAAGGCCGGCAGCCAAGCGTCTGCTCAAATCGCTCGAGGCGGCCAAAACGGTCACGATCGACAAGGAAGGCTCGGCCGATCCGTTGCCTCGCTCGGGGCTGCAAGGCCTGAGCGCTGAGCAAGCGCAGAAGCTGATCGACTCCAGTGACTCCGTCGAGGAGCTCGAGTCGTGGCTGAAGGGCGCAAGCGGCAAGGTCAAGCGCGCCATCGAGGAGCAGATTGCTGCTCTGAAAGCAGGCTGAACATGCTCACGATCAAGTCAAAGCATCCTCGCAACGTCCTGCTTTGCGGGCGGAAGTTCGGCTACGAGAAGGGCCAGAACCTCTCCTTCAGCGAGGTCGCTTCGCTGCTGAGCACGCAGGTTTTTAAGCTTGCCGTGTCGACGGGTGTGCTCGACATCTCCCACGGCAAAGAGAAGGTCGAGGGGCTCGAAGCGCTCGAGGCCTTGCTCACGCAGCCGACGCCTGAGGCCGCTGGCTGATGGCGCTCGCCGACGTCGCCGCGTTCCGTGCTTCCTTCCCTGAATTCGTTCAGGTCGAGGACGCACAGATCCAGGTCTTCCTGGATCGCGCGGCTACGTCCGTCCCTCTCGAGCCGTGGGACGACCACCAGCACGAGGGGCACCTCTATCTGACCGCGCACCTCCTGGCGTCCTCGCCCTACGGGCAGAACGCAAGGCTCGACCCGAAGAGCGACGTCACCACCTACGGCGCTCACTACTCGAAGCTGCAACTCATGGTTGCGGCTGGCCCGAGGGTCGTCTGATGGCTGGCGTAACCATCAAGGACAAGGGACTCGCGGCCCTGCTCTCGCGCCTCGACAAGGCGGCACGAGAGAAGGTTCTCACCGTTGGAATCCACGAGGAAGCAGGGGCAGCCCCACACGGCGACCTTGCCCTCATCGACATCGCCTCCATGCACGAGTTCGGACTCGGGCAGGCCCAACGCAGCTTCATCGGCGCGTGGGCGGAAGCCAACGAAGCCGAGCACAAGCAGAACCTGCGAGCGCTTGGCAACGCGCTCGTGAAGGGCACCGTTGCGGACCCGCAGCAGGGCCTTGAGCAGCTCGGCGAACTGTACGTGGGCGAGGTTCAGGCACGCATTGCCGGGGGCATTGCTCCGCCCAACAGTCCTTCAACGATTCGGCGCAAGGGCTCATCGACTCCGCTGGTGGACAAGGGCGTGTTGCGCTCATCCATCACGAAGCAGGTCGTATGAGCAGCTACGACCAGATCCGCGCTCGCATCGACAGCGTCATCCGGACGATCTCCGAGGTGCACACGCAGTGGCGCGACCAGCGTCGCGAGATGCCTGCATCCGGCGCGCACGTGCTCTTGCACCTGCGTTCGCCTGCCATCGTCGGCACTCCCGAGCAGCGCTCGCGGGCTGTCTCAACACCTGGCCAAGACTTCGTCGTCGACGTGGTGGCGCAGAAGACCATCGTGCTGACCATCCTGGTCGAGGTGTACGACGTGCAGACCTCGGCGATCGGCATCGTCGACCGCATTCAATCGCGACTTTACCGCCCGTGGACGCTCGGCCAACTGCGCGAGGTCAACGTCTCCGTGCAGCGAGTCGACGGGGCGAACGACCTGCCCACCAAGTACGACGATCGCGTCGTGTCCGCTGCGCAGTTCGACGTTCGTCTGGGCTGGGGCACGACAGACGCGGCCGACGACTTCGAGCCGGCGGACGGTTCCACATTCATCGAGCGGGCCATCGTCGAGGGTGACCCCGGCGGAGAGCTCGTGATCGACTCGACCCTTCCACTGTGAGGATTCCATGTCTCTAAGCGACGTCGTCAACATCAGCATCAGCCGAACCACCAAGGTCCCCACGCGGGCGAGCTTCGGCACGCTGGCGTTCGTTTGCTACCACGCGCTGAACGCCAACCTGGTCAACGAGGTGCGCGAGGCTGACGAGGTGCTCGACCTCGGCGCGACCGTTGCGCACCCGGCCTATCGGGCTGCGGTCATGCACTTCTCGCAGGAGCCTCGGCCCGAGAAGATGCTCATCGTCAAGCGGCAGACCTTCACCCAGATCCTGCACCTAACCCCGGTGAATCTGACGGTTGGCTTCAAGTACGAGTTCACCATCGTGTCTCCGACGGGAGTCGAGCACCCCATCGAGCACACTGTTGTAACCGGGACGGTCGACGCCATCGTCGACGCGTTGGTCACGGCCATCACCACGGCCGCGCCCTCGAACGTCACCCCCACCCCCAGTGGAGTGACCGCGACGCATCTAATCCTGACTGGTGCTGCTGGTGTCATCTTCCGGCTGAAGAACCTTCCGAACCCTGCCGACATGCTCGTCTACGACGCAACCGTCGCAGGCACCACGGCGGCGGACGTGACCGCGTTCCTGGGCTCGCTGCAGGCTCCCCAGGCCTACGCGCTGGCCTTCGACCGAGCTGGCGAAGCCGAGGTCATGGCAGCAGCTGCCGTCATCGAGGCGCAACGCAAGATGCTCTTCGTCGACACCTGCGACTCGGAGGTGGTCAACGGAGCCGACACGGACGACGTCGGAAGCCAACTGAAGGCGCTCAACTATGCGCGCACCGTGCCCTTCTACCTGTCGAACGCCTGCGGGGAACTGCAGTCGGTTGGGCACACGGGGCGATGCCTGCCCTACGATCCAGGCTCCGAGACCTGGGCACACAAGACCATCAAGGGGATCGCAGCCGACGACCTCTTCAGCGGCCAGCTGACCGCGCTCGAGACCAAGCGAGTCGGGGCCTACGTGAACACCGGAGGGCTCGACGCTACCCGCTGGGGCCAGGTCCCCGACGGCGACTACATCGACGTGATTCGCGGCGTCGACTGGCTGTACGCACGCATCGGCGAGGCGGTTTGGACGGTGCTCTACAGCCTGCCCAAGGTGCCGTTCAACGACTTTGGGATCGCCGTCGTCGAGTCCACCGTGCGAGCGGTGCTCGAGTCCGCTGTCAGGGTTGGACTCATCAACAAGGGCTACACGATCACGGTGCCCAAGGTCTCCGAGGTCGAGGCGGCCGACAAGGCGGCCCGGACGCTGCCGGACGTGAAGTTCTCGGCCGTCCTCGCAGGCGCGATCCACAAGGTCCGCATCACCGGCAACGTCTCACTCTGAGAGGGAACCAGCATGGAACGCGTAGTAGTTAACGACCCGAACAACGTGCAGATCATCGTCGGCGGCGTGCCCGTCGAAGGGTTCGGCACGGGCGACTTCCTCACGA